ATTTAATTATATTTTTAAAAACATCTATATGTATCTAGATATAATTAATATCTAGTATTTCTTTTCTTTTTTCTTTTGTGTACTTTTCTTTTTTCTTTTCTTTAAGCTAAAATAAATATTTTAAAAATTTTCATTTCACAAATTCAAAGATAAGGTGTTTAACAAAGATGAAAAGTGAAGAATTTAATGAACTTAAAAACATTTTGGAAGAAGAATTAACATTTGATCCAACTTCATACAAAGACATGCAACAAAAATTATCAAGGATTCCTAATTTACTTCAAACATATTTAACTATTTACATAAATCAAAAAGAAATTCTAAATGATCTTGAAACAAGATTAAAAGAAACCTATGCTTCTTTGTATCATAAATATAAATATCCAACAAAAGGTGATGGTTTAGAATTTGAATATAATCTTGAAACTAAAAATGAAATTAATCTTTACGTTGAAGGAAATGAAGATTATATTAAGAAAAGTTTAATTGTAGAAAAACAAAGAATTCAAGTTGAATATCTTGAAAAAACTCTTCAGAATATTAGAGATATGCTTTGGAGTTTAAAATATACAATTGATCAAAGAAAATTCTTTGAGGGATTAAATTAAATAAAAATCATAAATAATATAAATAGCAGTTTTTAAAAATAAATTTTAGGAGAAATTAAAATATGCTTAAATTTAATGATTACATGGATAAATATGTAACTGAACAGGAAGTTTCAGATGAATGGATTTCAAAATTATCGAAGGAAGATTTATTAAGATATTTAAAATTACATGATGTTAGACCAAAAACAAGACAAAAGATTCAAATGGCTATTTCAAAAGCTCATAATCAACCAGTAAATCCAAAAGATGAAAAGAAACCTGAAGTTGATAATGATCCAATTAAAAATTTAACACCAGGACAGCAATTTAAAACAAAAGATGGTTTGATTTATACTGTTACTAAAATTATGGATAATGGTATGAAAATTGGTGTTAAAACAAATAAAGGTGAAGAAATATTTGTTGATCCTTCAAGATTTAGAAATTCTTTAACACCCGTTTAATGGTTTAAAACTTAACTCCTGTTATTTATAAATAATTATATAAATTTAACAGGAGTTGTTTGTTTTGATCGAAATTAGAAAGGTTAATGAAGTATATTTACAAATTGATTGTGAAAAGGGAGAAGCACTTGAAATAAAAGATCTTTTTTCATGTTATGCTCCAAATTTTATGTTTCATCCAAGATTTAAAGCTAAAATTTGGGATGGAAGAATATCTTTTTTTGATTTGAAGAATAGATTATTACCTATTGGGTTATTAGAAAATTTACTTGAATTTATTTATGATAAAGGTTATGAATTCAATATTAGTTCAATAGATTCTTTCGTTGATGAAGATGTAACTGAAGATTTAATTGATTCATTTTTAAATCTTATATTTGAAAATTCAAAATTTGAACCAAGAGATTATCAAAAAACTGCAATTAAAAATGCTCTTTATTCTCGAAGAGGGGTTGTTGAATCTCCAACTGGTTCAGGAAAATCTCTTATAATTTATTCAATAATCCGGTATATTTTAGAAGTAACACAAGGAAAGATATTATTAGTAGTTCCTAATATAACTCTTGTAAATCAGATGTTCACTGATTTCAAAGATTATGGTTGGAATGATATTGAAAATCATGTTGATATTCTTTATTCAGGAAAGAAAATAACAAATAAGAGAGTTTTGATTTCTACTTATCAGAGCATTTATAAAAAAGGAGTTGATTTCTTTTCAGAATTTGATGCTATTTTGATGGATGAATGTCATGGATTGAATTTAGATTCTAAGTCTTTAAAATCAATAATGATTAAATGTGAAAATGCAATTTATCGTTTAGGATTTACTGGAACTCTTCCAGATGATGATGTTGATATTTTTACTGTTTATGGATATTTAGGTCAACAAATATTTAGTTTGACTACAAATGAATTGATAGATGAAGGTGTTTTATCAAACATTAGTATAGCTAATGTTATTTTTCGTTATCCTGAAGAAATAATTAAACAATATAAAAATAGAACTTATCCAGAAGAAGAAAGATTAGTTGAATCTTTCAATCCAAGATTCAAAGTATTAAACTGGGTATTTAACAATTTAGATGATAAAGAAAACACATTAATCTTATGTAGGCACATAGAACATCTAAAAGCAATTGAAACTCATTTATTGAATACTTTAGACGATAAGTATAAAGTTGCAGTTATATATGGTGCGATAGATGGAGAAAAAAGAGAAGAAATAAGAAAGTTAATGAACAAAGAAGAGAATATGGTTTTGATAGGGTCGTACACTACTATGAGCACAGGAGTTAATATTCCGAGAATCCATAATATAGTTTTTGCTTCATCGTATAAATCAAAGGTCAAGATACTTCAGTCTATAGGAAGAGGTTTAAGACAAGCTGAAGGAAAAGATGGATTAATTTTGTGGGATATAGTTGATGATTTAAGATGGAAAAACAGAAAAGGGAAATATGTAAATAATTATTTATTTGATCATTTTAATCAAAGACTTGGATTTTACACAAAAAATAAATTTAATTTTTACAATTTTGAATTAACAGTAACTGATCTAAAATAAAGGTGAGAGATTTTAAGATGGAGTTTTTAAAGGGATTTTGGACTTGGGTTGTGGGATTATCTTTGACTTGGTGGCAGAGCTTAATTTTTTTGGTTGTGATTGGTGTAATATTTGTTATTTTTAATTTCACTAAAACAAAAGAATTTTGGAATTATATGTTTAAAAAAAGAACTAAATTATCTTGTGAAGATTGTTTAAGAATAGTAGAAAATAAAAAACAAACTATGAAGATCAAAATTGAAAAAATTGAAAATGGAATTTTAAAAAGTCAGATGAATTTTGCAGAACAGAAAATGTTGGAACTTCTTTTTCTTTTTATTAATAATTTTTCTAAAACGTTTAAAAATTCAATTGACAAAGATGAAGTTTATGTCTTTCTTAAATATTTACAGGAAAAATATAAAGATGATGAAAATATGAGTTGGAGAATTAAGGAAGTAATCGAAGAATTTAATTCGAATAAAGAAATTATTCAGAACAAATTATTTTGGTCTGTTATATTTGAGGGTCTTGAAAAATCAATTAAAAATGAAATCAGAAGGTCATTTAAAGAAAATGGATTTCATGAATTAAATGAAGATGGATTTAAAATATATTTACAAAATAGATTTAAAGTTTTAACTTCAACCATAAATCAACAAATAATAAATTCTTATCCTAAAAATGTTGGAATGGTTGTTTCTCAAGAAGAAATTTTAAATCAAATACCTTTACTTCAAAATGAAATAAATAATATTATAGCGGATATTTACACCGAAGCTAAAAAAATTAAATTAAATTCTGATAAAGAAATTAAAGAAATCGAAACTCATTTTTTTCAGGAAATGAAAGAATTTGAGGAAGAATTGAAAAGAGGTTAAAATGGAATCTTATCTTGATTATATTAATAATAAACTTAATGAGAAAAAACCTATTATTACTGAATCTAAACAATCTTCTGGGAAGGTTGAGAAATTTAAAGATTTTCTTTCTGATTTAATTAAAAAATATCAAATAAATGAAGATGATATGAATAAGTTTCTTAAATATTTGAAAGAAGATAAAACAGAACCTAAAACTATAATAAAAACAGAAAATAAAATATTAGATTCGAAATTGATAAATACAGAAGATTATTGTATTGAGAATGCAGTTAATATTTTAACAAATTTAGGTGATTATACACCAAATGATGTTGAATTTGACGATGATATTATGAAGGCTATACAGATTTAAGGAGAAGAAAAAAATGGCTTCAACTGTAATAATGAGAAATTTTAAAAGAGGATTGTTAAGTAATGAATTTGATTTAGATTCAGATACTTTATATGTTGCTTTACTTAGTGGAACACAATCAATTGCTACAAGTGCTTTTGAACAAATGATTAATTTTAGTGAGGCTCAAGTTTATGAAACTTCTGGAACTAATTATGTTGCTGGTGGAATTGCTTTATCTGCAAAACCAATTTATTTGAATGGTTCGACTGCTGTTTGGGATTGTGAAGATGCTTTGTGGAGTAATGTGACATTGAACACTGATGGTTGTGTTATTTATAAGAAAGTAACAAACGCTAATGATAGTCCATTGATTTGTTTTATAGATTTATATAGTTTACCAACTGTAGGTGTTAAATCTCCATTAAATGGTGATTTTATTTTACAATTTAATTCTTTAGGAATATTTAATTTATTGTCATGAATGTAAACTTAGGTTTAAACGATTTAGAACTTCAAATAAATGTTCCCGTAATTGTAATCAATAATTTAATACCAGATTATGATGATTATAATTTTATGCCTAATTCTTTTTTTAAAAGATCAAGTGAAGAATATGATAATGAAAGAGAATTATATGGTGTTCTTCAGATGGAAGGATTTAATAATTTTGGAACTAAATTAAGATATTTTGTCGTTTCTTTTGATATTGAATATAATAAAATTTGGGGTGAAGATAATAATAGAACTGTTCTTTCAGCATTTGATATAATGTCATATTTTGATCTTCCTCAAGAAACCGAAATGTTTACTCAGTTTGGAATTGAAGGAATTGACACATTTCACGTTTATATAAATAAAATGCATTTTGATAAAGTTACTGGTGGGAATGGAATATATAGTTTATTTTCGGGTTATTCTCCAAAAATTGGTGATATAATTCAAGCGAAGTATAATAATTACTTTTATGAAGTAGTGGATGTTAACCACACTGAGCAGATGTTTTTACAATTTAAACATTGTTGGGATTTAATCGTTAAACCAATGAAAATTGAACATTTGAATTCAAATATATAAAATTATGTATAGA